CAACAGCGCCGTCTACCCAACGTACCCAAGCCACTACTCTACCCCCCAAACTTTAGTCTTTTTACCTCCGTAGTATTCGCAAGCATGACCTTCATCTATTAATATTTCACATATGTTTTTTCCATCAACAGTATGAGGCACGCCTAAAACTCTTCCATATTTGTCAGTGCCTTGCGAAAGCAGTTGAAGTTTTTCTCCGCATAATTCTATCAAACGTTCTTTAGCAGCTAGACCAAGAGCCTTTTCTACTAAGTTTCTAGTTCTAGATTCTGGAGTATCTATGCCCATCAAACGCACTCTGCGTTTAGATAACACGACATTAAATCCAAGATCTATATCTACGTCTATCGTATCTCCATCAATAACTCTTACTAGATTACAGTTGTAATAGTATGGTTGGCTCATTATCTTACTCCTATCAAAATTCCTGTTGCATCATGTACGTTTTCAGTTGTAGCTGCGTTACTAGACCCAATGACATTAGCGTCACCTGATATTCTAACTCTAGCTTTTACGCCGTGAGTAACAGTGCTTGCGGTGCCACCACCAAAAACTCCCGCTATAGCAAAATCATTAAATGCTGTATCTACAGCAACCCACAATATTTTTGAAACTTCCACGTACTTACCTACGTTCCCAGAAGTTACACTTTCCTTAAAACCAAAAGTGTAAGAAGAAGAACTTCCGAAACTAGAACCCGAATAACCAATCACTCTGCTACCGCTTACTACAGCGTTACCCGTTACTGTTCTTTCTTCTGAACCTACAAAAACAATGTCACCAGATACTACTTCAGTAGCAACCGTCTCAGCCACTGTAATAACGTTAGCTACATGTGATCCAGTTATACCAGTTATGAAGGTAGATGTAATCGCACTGCCATCATAGCCAGAACCAAAAGCTGAAGGAGCGCTACTTGTTGAAGCAGCCTCGCTAGAAGTTCCACCTTGGGAGTTTACGTTCCAAGCGGCCATTTCAATAACTATATGATAATACGAGTTTTTTTCTACACTTACTCTGTTTAAGTTAAATGAGGCGTATGGCACCCAGCCAGTGCTATGGGTAGGTTTTGCTAATTCGTTTTCCAAAACTGTAACAAAGGTGTTGCTGTTGTTAGTAAAAGAAACACTAGAAGCTAATTTAGTAGCTGTAGCTTTTGATACGTCACCATTTAAAGTATTTGCAAACAGGCTACTAACCTTAGCGGTATCTATCGCAGCGGTAGCGATCTTCGCATTTGTCACGGCTGCGTTTAAAATTTTTGCATCTGTTATGGCTGCGTCTTGAATCTTAGCAGTGCTTATAGATGCGTCCCCAAGCTTAGCGTTTGTCACAGCTGCATTAGCGATGCGAGCTTCATCCACAGCTAACGACGCGATCTTGGCACTTGTTATAGCTGCATCTTGAATCATCGCATCTTTTATAAAAACTGTATTACTAGATACTATAAAAGGTGCAGTGCTAGCGTTATTGCCATTCCATACTACAAACTTGTCTGCTTGAAATTGTACATAGGACTGAGCTCCTGATCCGTCACTTGCATTAGAACCAACAACCATGCCTGCTGCAGACTTACTACCGTCAGACTCTGTAGACACTTGTAATACAAACATCGCATTCAGATCTCCTGTATGACTCGCAGTGGTCGTATTTAAAGTAGAGATAGAGCTAGTGTTAGTTCCTACTGTGCTAGTAAGACTAGTCAAAGAGCTAGCTGTAGCACTTTGAGAATTTGTAACTGTAACAATGTCAGATTGAGCTGTAGCCAAAGCACCAGTTAAAGTACTACCAGTGAAACTTGTGCTACCAACAAGAGTAACTAAAGTTGCATCACGCCCAGCCACCCATGCATTATTAGCTGCGTTTCTTGTATATATTTGACCATCATCTGTATCAAACCAAATATCGTTTGTTTGTATAGAACTTCCGTCTCCTCTAGTACTAGGTTGGCTAGAGCTTTTTATAATTGTAGCTGCTGTCGTGCTAGTGGCTAATAAATTGTACCCAGGTAAATCTGCTAAAGTTTGACTTAAACTAGTCATCACAGCTGTTATGTTTGCTGCTGTAGTAGCATTAACAGATCCAGCAAACGGACCACGTATGTCAGAAGTGCTTACAAACCTAACCCAGTAGTAAAATGTTTGATTGTAGTCGTTTGAGTCTGACCATATAGATGCTGTGGTAGTATCTGCTAAAACAGCGTTACTTATATTATTAGAAGTTGCTCTAAAAACTTCAGCAAATGCAAAATTACCAAACTGTGGGTCATCCCAAGATACTACAGTTGTAGTAAAAGCTGCGCTTGCAGCAAGTCCTGTAGGTGCTGGAGGGATTGTTACATCATTAAGAGCAGAGGGTGGGCCGAAGTCTACAAAGCCTGTACCAGAAGTTATACTAAAAGGATTATCTAATAGTTCTTCTGCGAGACCTGATTTTACTAGCTCTCGTAACGTTACAGCTCTGTCTCTTGGGTCTCCTCTTCTTCCTATTAAAACTTGAACTACTTCAATGAGAGAGTCTAAAGTCTTTTTTAACTGCGGGTCTGCATTGCTCGGTACGGCTACTATAGCTGGTAACTTTGTCCCAGTTGTACTCATTACACCGCCCTCAGTTCGTCTATGGACTCCCCTATGCAGATTTCATTAATCGTGTGAGCTCCTTCTACCTGTATCTCATAGGTTTTGTAAATACCTGAAGGTAGTCTGAGAATGGGTTCTGGTATAGTAGTAGCACTAAAGCTAGGAGTTTGTCCCGTTACACTAAACGCGCTGCCAGAAGCTGTAATGGCTGCTTGGTAGTACAAACTACCATCTCCAAATACTTTGACTGTAATACCATTTCCGCTGTATGCTTCGGCATCTACTTTTACAAAAGCCATCTTAGTTGGTTTAACAGGTACAAATTCTTTAGTCTTAAAAGTAAGGGACTCGTTTGTAGTGCTACCTTGAAACTCTTTTACATTACTACCTTCTATTACATACAGTTCGTTAGTATCTGGGTCGGTGTGACCGCCTTTTGTACTAGTGCTAGAAGTTTGAGTCAAAGTTGTAAGTGCATTTTTACCACCCCTAGGGTCAAACATAAAGCCACCATAGTTTGAACCGCTAGCATAGTAGCCTACATACTTACCTTGCCATAGAAAACCTTGTATCGTAGATGGGTAAAAATCAGATTGCCATTGTTTTGGAGTTATCAAACCTTCTGTGACTACCCGAACGTCAGTGCCTGCTGCAGCAACTAAACCATCTGGAGACGCGTAGATAACATACGGCCCCATATCAACCATAGATCTTTTATTTAGACATGCCTGAGCCGCCTCTATACGAACAGAAGTCATGGATTGTGGATCAACTCCTGTTACGAAGTAAGGGTTGCCCTCTGTGCCTACAAACAACCCATTCCCTGTAGTTCCAATTGCTACAATGGTATCTTCAAGTGTAGTACGAAAAGCTACAGGCCATGCGTGTGGTAAAAACGGTTCAGAAAAACAAAGTCTTTTACCTGTAAAACCAGCAAATATACCGTTTGGTAATGCGGTTAATCCTTTCATAGCACCGTTTGGATATAAAGAGGTTTGTTCGTCAGGAGGCGCAATCCAATATGTAGAAGGTATAAGTTCTCCTAAGTTTGCATTTGTTACGTTATCTGTAAAACTACCGGTTGCTAGAGTTACTTCTCCAACAAATTGAAATGCTGTTGTATTAGAACCAGTGTTAGATCTATAAATTCGTTTCTTTGCTAAATTAGTATTTGTCCTACCAACACCTGAACCAGCTGAAGTTTCTAATCCACCTACTGTAACAGTTTGCGCATCTACTTTAGTTACTACAGATGATACAGCCGATGGTGGGCCTTCTTCTCCATACGCTGAAACGAACGTATACACGTACGCTGTGCTGTATTGTGTGGTTGTTCCGTCGTCTGTGCCACTAACACTTACAGTAGGAGCTGCAGTAGGAGCGGGTATTCCTAGTCTGTAGAAATTTCTAGGGTATCTTCCAGAACCACTAGCAGTAATAATATCTCCCGAAGCCATCCTAGGAAAGGTCTCACCTGTCCAATACAATCTAGCCAACGAATCATCAGCAATGGGCCCCGGTTGGACGTTTACGTCCTCCGTCCACTCTAACCAGTAGTTGCTTCCAGCATAAGAATAATAGTAAATACTAGTCCTACCAGATTGAGTTAGAGCCTGAGTTTGTGAGTTTTCTGTTATAGGAGTAAGTACACCCCTATCTAAATCTACATCATTAGCAGTTTGACCTACTGTGTCATTTAAAAGCCTAGGGGATATCTGAGGTGCAATACCTGAGAAGTTAATAAGTTTGTAGTACGCCACACTACCCCTCCAGAAGTAGATCTCGTAAGCGGGTACTCCTTGGCCCAACTTGCTCTGCCCATTTTGAATCTAGCATCTCCACGCCAGCTGTTTCCCATTCTCCTGCTTCTACAGCAGTTAAAAACTTTTTAAAACCCATCAACCTAGATAACCCTAAGTTGAAACACATATTAACAAGAACTCGTTGCCTTGCATCAGATAGACTATGGAACCAAGGAAAAGCTAGTGTTAGTTCTTCTACGCAAAGATCTATGTCGTTACTTAATAAGTAATCAGATTCATCTTCTGTAATACCACGATCATCTAGATTTCTGCCTACTCCTATAGTATTTTTACCTGCAGAGCACTTATACAATGTAAAGACTACCCCTTCATCGCGTTTTAGTTCTTCAATAAGTGCCTCTCTATTCATCTTTGTTTGACGTATTCGATGCTCCAAAGTAAAAACTAATAATGGCTGATGCTAGACCGCCTAAATATCCAAGCACTAAGTTAACCAATGCTTCTGAGTTAGATTCTGGTGGTTGAAGTGTAATAAGAAAGATGTAACCTAAGAAACCACCCAATGTAGCAATACCTATAATTCTGGCAGTCCAATCTTTAGAAAAGGTTGATCTAGCATTTTGTGTATCTTGTACTTCTAGTTTAAATACATCCACCTCAAGTTCTTTCATTTTAACTTCAAAGTCAGCTTCGGCTTTTTTAAGCTCTAGCATCTGTTCAGGCGTGGCATTGTCCATGGCTTTTTGTATTGATTTAGGGTCATTATCACATCCTAATACATCAGCGATCATATTCGCTGCCATGCCACCCATCGGCCCACCTAACGCTGTTCCTATTGTTGGAGCTACCGATCCTACTAAATTCTTAAGTAATGCTTTCATAACTATTCTACCTTTTCTATTAGATTGTGCGCTTGTTCTAACTGTCCATCTGTAATAGCAGAAACAGAAGGTGCTTCTTTTAAACCCGCTTCTTTTATAAGAGCATCAAGGGCTGCAGTAGTGCTATCTTGTGCTCTTTGTTGAACCTTCACTAGTTGACCTAACTTGTTTAGCTCAGTTTGTATTAACAAAAGTAGATTAAACTCTTGCTTCATTGGCTCTGTTAAGTCTTTTATAAGATATTCTTTGCCGTTATAGTTAACTCGTTCTATTTTCTGATCTGCCATAAATACTCCTTATTTAAAAAATCTATTTAAGTTCTTCAACTAATTTAAGGTCATAAGCCTGTTGTACTTGTGCATCTTCCCCTGTAGCTAAAGCTATGTTGTTTGCGTTGCAATGAGCCATATTTATAGCGAGTATATCTTCTTTGGCAATTCTCGCTCTGTTGGTTGCTGCATTAGTAATCCAGTCGTCAATATCAACCATAACAGTTTTCATTGCTTTTACCTCTGTGTCTGTAAGTGTAACTGTGTAGTCTGCCATAATTTTCTCCTTTTTATCCTATTAAAAATCCACCAAAGTGGTTTTGTACTGCTTGAGATCCTGCCCAACCTGAACTTGTGTTTGAGTCATTTACAAACAATGTTACATAGTCATTTGCCGCCAAAGTAATTATCAATGAACCATCTACCCTACAATGTACTGCATTTATTTTATGTTGTATAAAGTCTTTTACTGATGAATTATTCTTTCTAAAAGACCAACTTACTTGTGTTACCGAACTACTCGAGTCATGTGTCATAACACTTCCTGTGAAAAAGTATACACCCGCTACTGGAGCTGTAAACTTACCATTTGAAGTATTATAGTGACTCCCTACATTGGTGTCTGCAAAATCACAAACCCACACTTGGTCATCTGAAAGATACCCTGCATTACGAGCAACTCCAAACTTAGGCTGTTGCGGAGTTAATAGACGCCCACCAGTATCAATATTTAGAGCATCATTAGCACTTGCTCTGAGAGAAAGATCATTATAAGCACTTGCTGTATCACTATATCCTATGATGTCTGCACGACCGTTTGTATTATTTACAAT